CGTCCAGCTGGCGCACCGGCTCGCGATGGGTTGAGCAACTTTGAAAAATTGAATAGCGCGTTGGATGTGGCGGACGCTTATAAAAAAGAAGATGCCAGTAAAATTTTGGCTAATACCAACCAAAGCCGGTCTTTGTTTGGGAAATTGATGGCCCCAATTGGGACAGACGGCAGAAGCATTGCTGGCATTTTGCTCAACTCTGCTGAACGTGCATATTTGTTTGGAACGCCATTTGGTGCGATCACCATCCTCAATGGCGGCATGGGCTATATCCGCCAAGTACTGGCCGACAGGCAAGCGCGGCGCATGCTTAACATGCTGGCGTCCCGCGACCCGCGTGAAGCTATTGCTTTGGCTCGGGATATCGCTTCATCAAAACCATCGAAAACCAGCTGGCAAAAAGTCAAAGCACTTTTGGATTTCTCCAACCGGTCTACAATTAATTTCTACCGCAGGGCATCTCTGGCCGCCAATGCGCAGCCGCAGGGCCGTAAAGAAGGTGGCCGTGTGGGCTATGACGATGGCGGTGGCGTATCATCCAATGATACCAATGACATTCAAATGCCACCTAACCGCAAATTGGATGACAGAGGTTTTTACAGCAAAGCCGCAGAAGCATTGCGGTCTTTCCCGAAGCCCGATGAACATCAGGATGTAAACCGCATTGTCAAAACCCTATTTGATAAGCACGACGTTCATCCGGACGAATTGCGTTACACGGGAGTGACAACACCCGAAAGCACACGCCAAAATTTTTCTTTGACACCTTTCTGGCAATCGCTGGGACAAACGCCCCCGGCAAGGTTGGCGGATGTGATTGAACGCAATCAACCGGATTTGCAGAAAAAACAGCTTTCAGACGATAATACGGAATATTTCACGCAATCTGCCAAAAACCCGCATGCGTCTGATTACCAAGAAAATGTGTATCATTTTCCGCACCAAGAAATCCCGGAAACGCATCAATGGAATCCGGATATTTCAAAATGGAAATTGCATGATTGGGGCAATCGCACGTCTGATATCTATGACGATGCTGGCGTTTTCCGTGGGTTTATACGAAATGATGAACATCAAAATTCATCACCGCAGGAAATTTTTTCTCAAATTGCAGAAAAAGAAAAGAAATTTCGACAAAAGCAAGTGAATGCTGGTTTGAATTACAATGAAGGGCATTTCCAAACTGCAAATGGTGCAAACCCATTAAACAAATCCGGTTGGGTTAGATCGAATGTGATGTCATTTAAACCATCGCAAGAAAATCCTAATGGATTGAAATTTAAAAACTTGGTTGAAATGCAGCCGCAACGTGCGCAAGTTGGCGAAAGGAAAGGCATCATTTCGGAACCATACAATCCAAACGTCGCTGATGAGTTGCGCAAAAATTATGTCAAGTTGGGAAATCAATTAAAGTCTGACCCTAGCAAAAAAGCAGAATTTCTTGCGGCAAAACAAAAAGACGAAGATTATTTTGAAAAGCACTCACATGATGTGAATAAGGTGGCGGATGCTCCATATACAAATTCTGTTGAAGCCTCAACACGCCGTTATGTCAAAGAATTCTTGAATGATGCTGTCAAAGAGGGTGCTGACGGTATTTCAATTGAGCCTTGGTATCACAACGCAGAACGTTCCGGCGCTGAATTAATCAGTCATATTCGGTTAAATAGATACAATCCAAATGATCAAGGCAAACATTTGTATTCTGTTGAGCCATTTGGTGCAAAAAGCGGTTTCATCCCGCTTAAAAGGGCAAACGGAGAGTCTGTTGGATTTGACCCAACCAATTTGACAGCCGATGACAGGGAAAGCTTGCAACAATATTTTGGTAAAAAAAATACCAATAAAATTTTGCAGCAACTGGTTGAGGCCCATAAAAACGGCGTCAGTTCAGTAATGACGTCGGAAGATAGGGAAGACCCGTTAATGGTCACGAATGGCCCATATGGGCACGTCATTGATGGTCATCGCTACTATTACAAAGAATACCTTCCACGGGTCATTGAGAAAGAAATGAGGGCGCACGATCCTGAAGCGAAAGTCGGCCCCATGTTTGGCGCAACCAATAAAAGGTCTTCCAATCCAGAACATCTTGGCGTCTACCAAGGCGCACGGTTTTCAAAACGGTTTATTGACCGCGTAAAGAAACTTGGTTTCAAAACGTTCAAAGTTGGCGGTGAAGTGCAACGCCCCGCTCGTGCGACTGGTGGCCGCATTCCGGAAATCGACAAACTCTTCAAACATGCCAAAAAAACGCTCGACGGTGAAACAAAGCCGATGCTGAATGTCCCGGATGATGCTATTGTCAACGCGCTTCGCATCGCACAAAGGCGTGTCTGATGGATCCGTTTACCATTCTTGCTGGGGCTACCGCCATCTACAACGGGATCAAATCCGCCGTGGATTCTGGCGAAGATGTTATGGAGACAGCCCACAAAGTTGGCCACCTCATGTCCGAAGTGGCAAAGGTGGTTCAGCTTGTTTCCAATCCTCGCAAGAAAAAAATGTTCCAGTCTCAGGCTGAATTTGAAGCCGACGCAATGCAATGGTACAGCGCGAAGCAGAAAGCTTTGAAGTTGCAAGCTGACGCAAAGAACCTGTTCGTATCCCAACATGGGCTGGCGGCATGGGACAATATCCAGCGCAAAGTTATCGAATTGCGGAAAGAGGCTGCGCGTCAGGCTCAGGCGGATTATGAACAGGCAATGGAGACCCGCCGCGATGTGATTATGGTATCAAGCATCGTGGGCGGCCTATTGGCTGTAATGGGTGGACTTGGTATCTGGTTATCATTGAGCCATTAAAAGGGGATTAAAGTGGACATCTTGAAGACATTCGGCCCATTGATTGGGTCAATCGCGCCAACCATTGCTACGGCCCTTGGCGGCCCCGTGGCTGGCATGGCGGTCAAAGCTGTATCAAATGCACTGTTCGGTCATGAAAATGGAACAGAAGACGATATTATGACTGCGCTGGCCAACCCCACCGGGGATCAATTGGCGGCATTGAAAAAGATTGATGCAGATTTCAAAGTTCAAATGAAATCGTTGGATATCGATTTGGAACAAATTTCTGAACAGGACCGCGATTCGGCCCGTCAGATGCAAATCGCCACACGGAGTTGGCTTCCCGAAGTGCTTGCCATCCTCGTCACCGCTGGCTTTTTCGGCATTATTATCTTTATCCTTAAATTCGGATTACCCGAATCAGGAAAAGAAGCCATTCTTCTCCTTGTGGGATCGCTAGGCACAGCGTGGACTGGTGTAATGGCATTTTACTTCGGCAGCAGTGCCGGTTCCAAACAGAAGACAGAAGCATTGACGGCGGCTCTCAACAATGGAAAGTAATTTTGAACAGTGTTTTGCTCTCGTTCTCCGGAATGAGGGCGGTTATGTTGATAATCCATCGGATCCCGGCGGGGCAACCAATCTAGGTTGCACCAAAACCTCTTGGGAAGCTTGGGTGGGCCATCCAGTGACCAAGGACGACATCAAGGCTCTTACGCCGAATGACGTCATGCCGCTCTACAAGGCGAAATACTGGGATACAGTTAAAGGCGACAATCTCCCCATCGGAGTGGATTATGCAGTCTTTGATTTTGCCATCAATTCGGGGCCGTCCCGCGCCGCAAAAACCCTTCAGCAGGTACTCGGTGTGGCAGCGGACGGACAAATCGGAGCCGCCACGCTTGCTGCTCTTGAAGCGGCAAACCCTCGCGATGTTGCTACATCGGTCTGCGAAGCCCGATTAACGTTTCTGCAAGGGCTACCCACCTTCAATACTTTCGGAAAAGGTTGGTCAAATCGCGTTGCACAAGTTGAAGAAACTGCGTTCCGTATGATAAATTGAGGAGCGGTTTGGTTTCGTCTCCACGACAATCCGCAGATTCCTCCTTTGACTTGGGCCGGGTCATTTCTGATCCGGCTCATTTTTTATGGTCACAATGTATTCGCAGCTTGTGACAGACGGAAGATTTTTCCCCGTTTTCTTGTACATACGGGCGCTATCAAGCCACCCCAAATCACGAACGCCCGTCAGGCAACGTATTGTAGTTCCGATGGACATGTCAGTGATCTGAGCAATTTCTTGGATCGTGGCTGTGAATTTTTTAGTCCCATACACATCCATGATACGGAGCATGAAAATCTGTTCCCGTGGTTTAGCATTGGCGGTCCAAATCACCATCTGCTGGGGCGTGAGTTTCTGATCCATTGGCTCTGCCATGATACGGGTTTGATACTCTGTTTCGATTGAAAGTGAAATTGATTTGCCCCCTTACATCTTTGTTTGAGAACGTCCAGATCTCCCCCGAGTCGTCCAGTACGCAAACCCAATAGAGGTGATGCTCTTCCCCATAATCAATGAGGAAATGGGCCAGTGCTGGGCCTTTTGTGGTCAGCACCGGCATGGTAGGGTTCAATTGAATAATCAATGGACATCCTT